TTGAGCCTTGGTTACGTCTATACGTTTACCATTTCTTACTAAAGAGATTAGTTTCATGTTCTGCCCTCATCTGCTGGACGAACATCCCACTTCTTAGTTTTCATATCATGAAATGCTCTACCTATACCTATACCGTTTGAACCACCATCTTTCAATTCAAATCGTAGAGTCATATTCGCACCATACGAATTATCCTTTTCCATATTGAATACATCTGAACCAGCACCTGTTAATTTAACTGATTTCAATCCAGCTTTGAATATACCTGCTTGGTCAGTAAGGTCCTGACTTTCGAATTTGATATATGGTCGATTGCCAGACCAATCTTTTCCTATCGAAGGTGTTAATTTGATAGGTGTACCCATTTGTGAAGAAAGATTTGATTCTAATTCTCTCCAATTGACATTCTTGATTGCCTCTTCACCTCTTTTTACCTCGTTCGCAACTCTTTCTTCAGTAGTCTCTTTTGGTTTTTCTTCCTTAGGAGCTTCTGCTGCAGGTTTTGCCTCAGCAGCTGGAGTACCCTCACCTTTGGGTTCGTCACCCTTGCCACTACCAGCTGGGTAACGTCCACTTCCTGGACCACCTTTAACTAAAGCTATTTGTTCTTTTTGTAGTTGATAAATTGACTTTAACATATCTACCTCCTTATTAGGCTACTGGTGTAGCTTCTGTCTCAGGAATCAAGCTAATTAAGTATGCTGATACTGTCTTTAACTTCTCTGCTGTATCAGTAAACTCGTCATATTCTTTTCTACCTAACAATCTTTCAATGCCTTCCTTTATAGATACATAAGCACCTATCTCTACACCCCACTTGGCATTGTTGATTAGGTCTGTTGCTTGACTCTTAGGCATAGGCTCATTGGGATTATGCCCAATTGCTTCACTCTCTACGTTAGTAGGCTTAAGTGTTTCAGGTTGTCTAGCATCATTGGTAATGTCTGCTGTTGCTGTTACTGCACCTTCCGCTTGATTCTCCGGAGGATTGAGTTTAATATTCTCTGCATCGGGCGTCTTTCTTGCTTCTGCTCCACTATCTGCTCCTGACTCTCCGAGGTCCGCAGGCTTTGGCTTCGTAAAAGCAGCCTTTGCCACATCACGTGATTCATTGGTCTGCTTTGCAGTCTTTCTTGGAAATTTACCTGTTTTGGTTTGTACGTTGGCAACGACATCTTGAACTATACCTCCTACAGCATCCGAACCTTGTACTGGCTGTCCTTTGATAAAGTCTAAATGGGCTTTGCTTATCAACTGCACACCTGTTTGTTTAGCTACCTTCTGGCTGAGCATTTCATCAGCTAAGTTGTTTGCGAACATCTCTTGTTCAGGTAGGAGCTTCTTACCAGACTTCCTCCATCCCATTACTTTGTTCATATCTTCTCTTAACTCTTCTATTGTCCTCATCAAATCCTCCCTATTTAAGTGCAAACTCTTTGTCGTAAGTTCTCATCCAAGTATTCATTTCTTTTAAGAGCTTGGCGAATGCATCTACCCAAGCATCGTTGTGGTCGTCGTTGTGGTCTTTAGCTTGTCCTACTATAATATGTGCCATCTCATGGGCAAGTATCTCTGGGATGGTCGTCAACTGTAAAATCGGATTGATGTGTATCCTCGGCTTACTTCCATCCTTGTAGAATTGAACGTATGCCATAGATGAATCTTTTGGTCCATCAGCGAACCATACCTCTACTCCATCAAGTTGAGGATAGTTTTTTGAGATGTCTTCTAACAATTGCCAAGGACTGCCTTTGATTATCATTCTAGTTCCCCTGAAGTCAGCTCATACATATCATCATTCCGTCCAACAGTAGTACCACTTACAATCATAGAATATGATTTTCCATTAGAAGTAAAAGATACCGTATCACCAGGCTTAACTAATCTTTTTCCAGAGTTAATATCTTGCCTATCTATGTAAAAACTCCCTTTAGAATAAACAACATTATCAGAAAAGTCCTTCTTTGTTGGGCTCTTATTCTCTTCTTTACTTCCACCTTCTTTTTCTTTCCGCTGTTTCTCTTGAATGACAGATTTAATACCTTCCTCTTTTGCCTTTGGATTCATATCACTATTGGCAATTGCATTCACAGCAGCGTTGTATGGATTTGATTCTGTAGGCTTTGCCCCACCCTCAGGCTTACGTCCGCTTCCTGGTCCACCCTTGACCATCTTTTCCGTATCCAATTCTTCTCCAGTAATTCTAAAATGTACTCCCTTTTCTTCTTCTGCGCCGATACGTAGGCCATCGTCGCTCATAAAATCTAGTGCTGTGTTCCTAAGGTCGTCTGCGTCAGGTACTACGTTTGGTACATTCTTATCCCAATACTCTCTAGCAGCTTTGATGTACTTGTCATAAGTAACATTGGCTGGATTGTCTTCTTTAGCCCCACCTTCAGGTCTTCTACCTGAGCCTGGCCCACCTTTTACTAGAGCTATTTGTTCGTTTTGTAGTCTGTGTATTGACTTAAGCATCAATATCTCCTCCCAAAGTGCTCGCCGTATCTACAAAGCCCATCTTGTGTCATAGTAGAAGCTTCTTTCAACTGCTCAGCTTCTGTCTTAGTAGACTTGATAGGATTAGGACCTCCTGCGAAGCCGAATCCGAAATCGTTTTGATTGATTGTACAGTTGTATACTGCTCCTGCTAGTGCATCAGAGCAATCCTTACCCCCACCTACACTAGCTGGATGGTCCACCTTTTTTCCTTCTACTAGTTCTAGTCTGCTCAACTCTTCCATCAGTTCAGGATAGTGATACATCTTGAACTTACCTGTGTACATCGCTTCCTTCAATGTCTCGTATGGTGCTAGGTCTTTGTCTACACTTAAGCGTTCTGAGTTGACACCCATCTTGTTCAACTCCTGAATGCTTGAGGCAGATTGAAACTGGTCAAATGTACACTTGGCTATACCGAACCCTCTAGCCTTCAGTTCTAAGATGATGTTGCGGATGCCTGCTAGGTCTATCTCTCCGTCCTTAGGAGGTTTGATTTTCATCAACAGGTCTGCGATGATGTACTCGACGCCTTCGATTTTTTCTTTGTGTACTAAAGCAATGCCTGTACTATCACTACTGAGTGAAAGGTCGATGTGCCCATAGTACTGCATACCAGGCTTCCCTTTGAACCATGGTCTAAACAAACCTGAGATGTATTCTAAAGGATTGTCCAATGCTGGACTGATACAAGCTTCTACCAATGCCCAATTCTTAAAGTAGGGCTCTAGGGCTAGGCTTGGCAATGCCATATAGTCTCGTTTGAACTTCTCTGGATTCCTTTGATAGATTAATTGGTACTCGACGGGTATGTCAAAGCCTTCAGCCTGAAACATTTTACCACAGTAGGCTGTTGTAGGCTTGGCTAACCAGACTGGCTTACGTCTGGCAAAGATGTGCGGATTGGTCTTTGCTTCCAACATTTTCTTCTCGATGAAGTCGTCTACGTATCTAGGTGAAGAGATTATCACTAGCAACCCTCTTTCGCCAAACCTATTTTTGATACGATTGAACAATGCATTGTACATCTCTTCTGCTACATCATGGTCTTGTGTCTCTGTATACCAAGCTGCTTCGTCCATGACCGCCCCAAAGAGGTTGTAGCCTAATGGTTTTGTTTCTTTACTGTTGCCTGGTACTACCTTTATACATTTAGGAAAACGGAGTTCTGATTTGATTGTAGGGTCGGGCAGGTATCCAAACTGATTGAACCATGGTGAGTTGATTACCCTACTCCGCACTTCACCAAAGACGATGTTGCTCGCCTGTTGTGCTGTTACTGACATGTTCATGAAGTAGATGTTTGTTTGTTCTGCCATTCCGAAGAACCTTTGCGGATTTTTGAGGATGAGTGTCCTGTATACCAGATACGATAAGATAAGTGAGGTCTTGTAGGACTTACCTGAGCCAATCCCTTCGTCGAATACTGCTTCTTGATACTTGCCTATGAAGTTGTAAGCATCCAATCCCTCTGTCAGGTCCTGTAAGTCTTTCTTGACCGAATCCCAACACTCATTCACAGCATTCATGTAATACGGTTCTTCGATGAAGGTGACAATGTCCACAGGGGGCTCTACATAGTCTTTTTGCCAATCAGGGTGACGTATGGCAAAGGCTGACCACAGCCCTAATACCCTATCAGACTTTCCTTCGATAAGTTCGTTCAAGAATGTCGGCGATTGCATTTCTGTCCTCTATAGTCATTGTGATACTCTTAACATTAGCTGTAAAGTTTGTGATGCTGTTCATCTGAAAGTTCTCAGGGGGTATTAGCTCTACCTGTTTATGATATAGGTTCTGTAGATTGAACTTCTTATCTAGGATGTCCTGTATCTTGTCCTCATAGGCTAGTACCAACCTATGGCAGTTGTTTATCTCCCTACGTAGGTCATTACGTACATCCTTCAGGCTGTCTATCTTCTTCTCTACCTCTATCTTGTTTACCCCTAGTACTAGTTGCTCATCCTGTTGGAGTAACTGTTGCTCAACTTGTCCTAACGCAAGCTCCTTCTCATCCTTCTTCGTTCTGAGCTTGTTCTGCGCTATCACTAGTTTACTCATACGGAAGTCTTCTGTGTTCAGAGCATCTATCAGAGCTTCTATCCATATCAACACTTCTGAGTTCTTCCTACACCACTTCAGAGCATTACGTATCGTATCAGTATCGATACCCTTCTTCTCTGCTATCTTAGTCAAAGACTCACCCTGTACTATCCTCATAATGTAGAGGTCTATGTACTGACGTTTCAACTCTGGATTGTTGTCTATCGAGATGTTGAGTGTATTGGGTGTACTGATAACAGGTGAGTTTTTAACTTCTTCTGGCTCTAGGACTTTCAAAATTGGTTCCTTCGGGTTTTCCATTTAGTAAGATTTTAAGACAGTATTAGTACTTACAATAAATCCCTTCACTAGATTATAAATTCTATAGACAAACTAATCATTTTGATAGCTTTGTCTTCAACAGCTTCCTTGCTTGTGTCAAGTGGTACCATACTGTGTTCTGTGACACCTTGAACATACGTGCAATCTTCGGTTGTGAGATTGAATTGTGTCCTCGTAGTCCGTAGTAGTGTACTACACAACTTCTCTGCATTGCTCTCAATCGACCTATCTTTTTGTCCAAGACTCTGTACAATCTTTGTCTCTTGTTCGAAGCTTGAGCTTTGCCATATATCTTCTCGTTCAAGATTTGGTCGAGTGTCAGCGGGTCAGTGAACTTCACCATGTAGTTGCTCTCGATGCTGTGGTCCAGACTATTCAGTATCTTCTCCATCTCCAAGCATATTTTCGTACATTCGCCTCTTTTTGGACAATTCTCACACATAAAGTTTAATCACTACAGAATCTGTATTCATCTGTATTTAATTAGTAGTTGATATCTCACATATAAAAGAAAAGACCTGACTGCTATAGAATTGGATACTATAGTCAATCAGGTCGTCTAAAGACAAAACCTAATCTACCTCTAGATTATAACTCTTTGTTGCATGTTGGACATCTACGAATCTTCAACAGACTGTCCAGCTTTCTCCTCATCCTCTTACTAATGTTCGTATGCTTGTGTTCCCATCTAAGCACTGTGATTCTCGTTACGCCCAAGAACCTACCTAGTTCCTCTTGAGTGATTTGATTTTGCTCCCTAAGCTCTCTGAGTTGCTCTCCTAAGTCGTTCTTCATATTTTAAGCCCACAGGAGGAATCGAACCCCCGACCTTTTGTTTACAAAACAATTGCTCTACCGTCTGAGCTATGCGGGCATTATTCTATACCAAATGCCTCTTTGCAACTGATTGGAATGTAAATTGCCTTCGATAGGTACGCCAGCATGTTTTTTGCTCCAACTGGGTTCCACGAATGCACTATTATCATCCCCTCTACTTTTTTATCGCTTAAGAACTTTGCTACTCTACTCCCTGTGTTCTCATCTTTTACATCTACGAAGATTCTATCGCCTAAATCGTGGTCCAGAAACAATACATCAAACGCTAAATCCTTACTCAAGATTGTTATTGCTTCATCTGCGTCTTTTGCTACTACTAGTTCGTGTTTGTGTCCGTACCATTTAACGAAGGATTCTATCCTACTCTCCATATCATCCAGGACAAATATCCTCACTTAGTCTCCTTACCATATCCACAAGTCCAACAACCAACTTTAACTCTCTTCAATGGAATGTAAATGCCACCAGGTAAATTGACCCCTTCAGTAACATTTATTGGCTGATGCAAATGTATTAAACAATGCCACCAAACCTTTATTCTATTTAGGAGCGTTGGCTTCATCTTTTTTCTCTGTTTTGATTTCTTCCTTTACTTCTTCTTTTACCTCTTCTTTCTTCTCTTCTTTGTACCCTTCTGTAACTATTGGCGCTTCACCTGGTTTATCAGCAGGTTTCTCTGTAGGTTGTATTACAGGTTTTGATTGGAGTATTCCTATAATTCTATCTGCTGTTTTGATTGTAGCTACTTGCTGTAATACCTCACTACACATTCTATACATATCATTCATCGTTGCTTGCCTCTTAGTTTTTATTCCACCTACATTCAAATAGCCTAAAGTAGGACCACCATTTTCATGTTGTACCAGGATTATAGCTATTTCTACTTCTGGTGCCTTGCCTTGTGAAGGTGCTTCTGTTTGCGATTGTTGTTTCTTAAACGGATTACGAAACTTTCCCATTACTCCTCCTTAGTTAGAACTTAACGTTATTAAATCTAGATACCTGTGGTTTAGGTCCACCTTTTCTTGGTGATTCTTTTTTAACTTTTGGTTTCTTTACTAACTCTAACTGTTGTTCGTCTATTGTGTCATCAATAGGTTTGCCTTCTTTAGAACGAGTACGCGATTGAATAACATAACGTATGCAACCATTCATCCATTCAATCCTAGCAACAATGACTCCTTTGAAAGATGTTATTGTATCCTTTACTTCATCACCCAACTCAAACTTAAACTCTACCATTTGTTTCCTCCTTAGTTACAACTCTCCATTTTCATGTTCTCTAGGACCTTTAGAATTAGCGAATGACGTTATAAGTAATATAATAGCTACTAAACAAAGACCACCACACAACGCTAATATAACATTCAACACTTTATATCCCCCCTTTTGTAGTAAAGCTTTTCTTTTGTAATTGATGTTTCATTATACCACTTCTCTTTCTTAAACCAGATTACCCAATTACCTTTTACTAACCACCTACCACAAACTCCATCTCGTTTTCGTTTCTTATAAATCAATCTAAACAATAATGATGGACTTAATACTTTCCAATACTCAATTCCATCAGTAACCCTAAAAGACCTATAATCTAATACTAGACAGCCCTGCATTTCCATTCATCATTTATCCTTGGGTGGTAGTCTTGACCATCTAGGTATGGTCTCTAAATCAGCTTCTATTTTCTTTAATAGTTTAGTTAAATCATTTAAAGCTTTGTTCTGAACTTCAATTGCCACATTCTGCAATTCTACCTTTACTTCCAATTCTCTAATGATATCTCTATTACCACGATAGTTGCAGCCAACCAGCATAACCATACATAGACAAATTATAATGTATCGCATCATCTTTCTCCTGTTATTCCATCTTTAATCACTAATACTACAACTACAGTCATAGCAGCTATTTCAAATGCTAGTTGTGCACTCACTTTGTCCTTCCTCTCTCGATATGTATACCTAAGAGCATTCCAATAAAATAAACAAAAAGAATAAACCATATCATTGCTAAATCTTTCATTTCGTCCTTCCTTTATAACAAGCTGATACTTCTACATCACTATTATCAACACCTTCATCTTTAACAGAGAATTTTCTTTTCTACAAATCTGCCTTAAATTAGGAGCATTAGAAGCCCAAATCCATTTGTTGTTAGTTTGCCATACAGCTACGCAATAACCAAAAATGTATCCAACTGCGTAAAAAAGAAATACCCTCATTTTTTACTCCTCCTCATATATTTTTCAAACAACTCATATTCACGAGGACTTAATGGAAATATCTTAGCCAATCTTTTTATCTGTGCTATCGTTAGTCTTTTTCTTCGCATCTTGTATATCTTGTAGTAGTTTAACCTTTTGTCTTTGAAATTCTAATGCAACTGATACATAAAAAGATTGCTCTTGCGGTTTAGCTTTTATTAAACTTTGAATATACAAATCAAGCTTATATACTGCACTACGTAACTGCTCGTGTGGAGTATTTTTAGTCTTAGCTTCTTCTATACAAAAGTCAGCAAACTTATCGTTAAAATCTTTCAATACTTCAGCTCTACGTTTTGCTACTCTTACGGCTCTTGTTTCTACTTTAGCTACTTCTTCCATAACTACTCCTGGCTACTTTTTTACTCTTTACCATTTTACTCCTTTTTTTATTTAATAAATTCAAAATAGGTGTTTCAGGTATCTCTAATAATGGCATGAATGACATAATAAATTCTCTTTCTAGCTTCTTACGTTCTTTAGTCATTCTATATTTTATGTTTTATGGTTAGAATTAAATCTTGCTCACTTACCACCATAGGTATTTTATATTTTCTGCAAACAATATCTACGTTACCTTTTCTCCAATAACCTTTAGGACAACATACCAAAAGTTTTTGATTACCACCATACATAACAGTCCATAACCCCAACTCAAGCAATGTTATGGGAGATTTTGTCGCAGGGTCAAACATCATAGCTATTATATGAGCATCCTCCATAGCCTTTAGTTCCCATTCTACTTGCTCCCTAAACTTTGGATTATCTATTTCCTGGACCCAAGAACTATCCCAATCATCTCTTCTTGGATTAAGAATAATTCCATTCTTCCCCTTTAATGCCTTAACTATCCTAGTTTGCCAATTATCAGCTTTACCCATTTCTATACTACCAGCTAAGAACACTACCCTATCTTCTTCTCCTATAAAATATCTTTGCGGAGCTTTAAATTCTTTCATCTTATCTCCTCTCGTATTGTGATAAAGTTTGATAATAAAACGCTTGGAGGAAGGGAATAGAAAAATCATATCCTTCATCTATAGCTTTATTAAGCCATAGCAATCTACCAACTCTCCCATTCAAATCTTGAAAGGGATGAATTTTTTCAAACTTGTTATGAGCACTCCAAGAGTCTAACATAGGAAAATCTTTGATGTATTCTTCCATAGCTAATTGAATATGCTGATGCGAAACAGGAATAAAATTCCCAACTTTAACATTTATAACTCTAAATTTACCTACCCAAGATTTATTTAGATAACTACCTAATAAGCTATGTAAATGAAGTAACTCATCTAATCTAAGCATTACAGGCATATTGATAGCGTAGTGAATAGCATTTATATCACCAGGATTAATCCTATACTCTCCTTCAATACGATTGCTTTCCAGCATAAATTGTTTATGTTTTTGATTCATTCTCTTCCCTTAGTAGGTTTAATCAACAACTTTGTTGCAAGATTAAATTTTTCCTTTTCTGATAACTGAGCAAGTATCTCGTCATTAGAGATTTCTATCTCTGCTTGTCCAACACCAGGACCACCTTTAATCAATTTACCTATTAACTTCATTTTATGCCCAGTAATATTAGATAACCTGCAACTACTAAACCTAGCATAGCAACTAGTATCATATCCCTCATACTAACAGAAGGTCTTCTATTCTACTTACTGGCTTTAAATCACTAGCGCCATGTAAATTGCTATGCTCAATTACTTTATTACTTCTTATCAACATTAGTTTCTGAAATGCCTCATCTGCTCTCGGTAACTCACGGTTTACTGTATGTGTACATAACCTATTCCTAGGAACAAATAACTCGCCTTCTTTTTCATACATATCAATATGTTTATGTATGTCTTTATGTATCTTAAATATTCTATTCCCAGACTTAACAGTAAAGAACCCTTTTTCTTGATAGTTACGGAAGTCAATATCTGAGATAAAAGACTTAAGTAATTCTTCTGCTCTAGTTTCAGCTCTTTTAGATATTATATTGATACGTGCACCTTTCCAATAAGCGATTCTAGCATTTTGAATATCTTCTGGTGTAATCTCAATCTCAAAATTAACATCCTTTTCGATTATTAACTTTCTCTTACCATCATTATATACTATTTTAGTCCTGTTGATTTGTTGAGTCTGAATACAATTACCGCCTTCAACTGCTGGTGCAGGTTCCCAATTAGCATAAGTAGCATTATATTCATTTGTATATACATAACGAGTAGCGTAATTTGCTGTAGCCGAAGTAGTGGCACCATACCAACCAGCAGCACCCGTTGCATAATCAGTATACATCATATCTGGCATCCTTCCCTCCTGAGCATGTTGTCTAACATAATCTTTAATCTCTCTTTCTGCTTTATCTTTTAAAGCATCTTTAACATACTCAAGCATATTAGCTTGTGCATTTGCATCTCGTTGAGTAAGCAAATCAGCAGTAACCCTTTGGCAAGATACTTTTGTCTCACCATTAGGCATACGATACTTTAAAGCGACCTCTGTCTGATAAAAATCAACAGGTCTTATACTGAATGCCATATTAACCTTTCGTCATCTCAACTAGGTCATCTTCCCAAATACCAATGACACTAAAACCTTCTTTAATAAAGTGTATGGAATCTCTGTCCTCAACCAACTTTTTATTTTCGGGGGTGTTTTCTAAACAAATCTTCGTCAAATGCCAGTATACCCCATGAAACAATGCTACAGTTTTGTAATCTCTTGAAATAGCATCTGGCGACCTACCATTTACAAGATATGAACCATCTCCAATATAAACAAATGAATTATTATAAATAGAGTTAAGATAATTTAAAGCTTTAGATTCAAATTTATTAGGTTTAATATGTAAAGATTTTAAAGATGCTCGTAAAGCCTTTTGAATGTGCTCAGGAGACTTTTTTCTTCCTCTAACCCTATCTGATTGTCTTCTAACTCTACAATCACTTTCTTTAGTTAAACCTTTATTCCAAGTTTTACCCCCTAAACTATAATACAATTTTAGTTTAATTTTATTTTTGCTACCTATTTTGAGACGAGTATTTTCGGAAACATTATGACCTGTTAAACTCTTACGTCTTTTTTCTAGTGTTACTAAAGATTGTTTATTTCCTATATTACTCTTCCCCATTCTATAACCAGTCAACTTTGCAATAGTTTTTTGTTTCTCGCTACGAGGTAAAGTTCTAGCAGTTCCCCTAGCTTTTTGCAAACTAATTCTACATTTCTCTAGCCAAGAACCACTTCTTTTACCGTATACTTTCATACTTTATTACCCTTTTTCGGACCAATGCCCAATAACAATACATTCTGCATTAGGGTCAAATTCTTTAATCTCTGTAGTATCTTTTCTATCATCCCTGAGCATTTTAAACGCCATTGCTTTCGGATGCTTTTGTTTATATGCCTCAAAAGCCTTTCTAGCCATTTCAACTTCTTCTGGATTATTACCATTCCAACGAATAGTAGTATCACCAGCTTGCCACTTGATACCAGGAAAGTCTTTCTTAAAACCTTCCAGCTCCTTAGCTGAAATCAGTAAACGCATCTCACACATTTTCTCTGCTACTTCCATCTTTCCTCCTTGTCTTTATCTATATTGTTACTTTTTATCTTTTACCAACGAAAGACCCGCAACTGAACCAATAAGTCTAACGTTTTTGATATCTTCCTTAGCAGGTAATGTACCAAAGGCCTTAACTAAGATATGAACATCGCCTTTGCCTAATCCAGCCTTCTTCAAAATCTCTTTCATATCGCTCTCGTACAATGCCTCTTTCTCACCCTCTGCTATAACTTCTGCGCTAAATACAATCTCATCTGTTTCTTTGCTTACTGCTCTGATTTGAAACAATGCTCTGGTATTAATTCCATCTCCCATTTTAATTCTCCTTTTCTAAATATTCCAAATTCATTAGCCAATGATAACCATCTTCCCCTAAACCATTCCCACTATGACCACAAACATGACTATCAAATCTTACCAATGCCCTCCTTCCTATGTAAATGATTTGCCCTCGCTCATACTGCACTGAGCTTTTGCCATCACAAGGTAGAATTGCTTTTACTCTATCGTTTACTTGTAGCATATTTCACCTTTTCTTTATCTTCCTATATTCTTCCATTGCGTAAACTCTTAAATCCTTACCATCTATTGTAGGCAATTGTCTAAACTCTCCTGGTTGTGGATATTCCAAACAATCTAATAGAAAATCAATCAAATCCCAAATATCTTTATGTTTAGGACTTATCCTATCCATTTAACTATGAGCCCAAGCAGTTAGTTTAGCCACACATATTGGGTTAGGACAAGCATGTTTAATAACATTAGCACAACTTCCTGATACTCCATAACCACTAACTATACCTTGTTGTCCCCATGACCAAAGTCCTCTTTTATTAGCATAACAATCATCTTCCCCAACCATTGCATCGCAGTAATTACAATATACTGTTCTGTCGTGTATACTCATTTCAACCTCCTGTCTAAACATTGAACTCTTTACTAAATTTTGGTGGATTCGGTAATGCATTTTCAATCTTTTCTTTACCACAACTAGAACAAATATATTTATTTCTTGCACCTACTATTGGAATCGCACAACCAAAAGAATGCCCTTTGCCCCTAAGCTTACATAATAATCGCTTAAGAAATTTCATCTAAACCTCCTATTTCATTACTGACCAAACTAATGCCCCTACCCAACCTAATACTGTCCACCCAGCAAAAGTATTAAGTAAGACTATTGCCAATAAATTTGTATGATGCATAGCTAGTGCAATAAACGTAGGTAGAAAATAAGCACAAAAACTAAATATTGCTATCCATAAACATCCTAAACTACCAAATACTATTCCTTTCATGCATCCTCCTCTATTGTTTCTGCTCATATGTTTGGCAAGTTCCATTATTATCTAGCTCAATCATATCATCATTACTACACTTTCCGTGTTCATTATATACACAATCAGTTTGGTCACAATATGTGTTAGGCATCTTTTCCCCCTCCCGCTAAATAGGTATGATGTAGTTTTTCTATCATACCAGCTATTTTTTTATCAGTAAATTCTCCTAAACATTTACCATTACAAAAGTGATGTTCCTGTGGATTAAATGAAGATTGATTAACTGGAGCTTGTCTTTGTCCCCATTCCGTTTTAGTAGGGTCTTTCTCATCCATCTTTTGAGGAAATGATACGAATACTTGAGCACTTTTTATATTTACATGAATATCATTTCCAAAATCTTTCTTACAATTATCACAAAAGTAAATATGTCTCCTACCCATAAATCCTCCTAAATAAAATTAATCTTTCCCAAAACCCACTCTACTCTTTCATAAAGCCAATCTACACACCCCAGAGTACCATTCTTTTCATATCTATTCCTGCCTGTGGCTAATCGCCAGTTCCAGTTTATCCAGACTAATATCCCCATAAACAAGAACATTGCAAAAATTAAGAGCACTATAACTACAAATAATACTATAGCCAAGCATAATAGCATAACAGCAATAACTAGCCACCCTTCTGCCCAGATAAACAGATTGTTAGTGGTCTTATTAAAACATTCCCTGCAAGCCATACTGAGCCAGTAAGGTACAAAAATAACTGCAGATATTTCCAGAGCCTTTAGTACAAAAAACTTTATGATACCCTTAATATTCTCTTTTATGAATTTCTTTATATTTTCAATTACTTTTATCATTTTTCTTCTCCTTATCTAACCTAAATTCTTCTAAAGCCTTTTCTAAATGCTCGTCACAATAATTTTTACCCCTAAAAATATAACAAGCTCTTTGTCCACATACTGAGCAAAACATATCTAAGTCTTCGGATTTATCCCATGCCTTGTCAACCATTTCGCAAACTCCTCGGGGTCTTTAATTGCTTTACCATCAGCTAATCCCTTAACGAATTCATCTATCATTTCGATTTGGCCAGTTTTCTTACCTAATTCTATCCCTTTAAGCATTGGTTCCAATAAACGCTTTTCCATAGATTCTGTATGCCATAAACAAATACCTAAAGCATTGTTATCATAAATTTCTATCTTTTTGAATAAACATCTCTTTTTTCTATTATGCCCGCAACTAGTTGAATAGCATGTTATCATAAACTGATGCTCATTCACTAGTATTAAAAATATTGCAAGTCCAATCACTACTAACAAAGCAAGTAGCATTAAATTATCTTTTGTCTAAACAACTTTTTAAAGAATGTCGGTTTCTTTACAATAGGCACACCTTTAATCCCTTTTATACCTTGTATTCCTTTAGGTGCTTCTACAGCAACTTCAGAAGGTGGTTCTACTTCTTGTAATAATTTTTGCTGGTCAAGTAAATTTTGTATTTCTTGTTGTTTCTTTTTATCCAGTTCAGCTCTTAATCGAAGTTTACGTTTATCCCAACGAGACATCCAAGGCATTCTAAATACTGGAATAGTTGACTCAAGTGTTTTTCTTTGTTTGAAATTGATGCAATCTCTTTTCTTTCCAGGGGAATGCACATTATAATTTAAGTCACATACACCTTCATCCTTTTTCCATTCTTTGCATTCTTTACATTTATTTCTTTTCATTAGATTTTCTCCATTTAACCTTTAAGTGGTGAACTCCAAATCCTACAGCATCACTATGAACTGGTGTATAAATATCAATACATCTACCTTTAATATCACCACCAATATCTTCAGCTCTAAAAGTACCTAGATGCTCAATCGTAACGATACTATTTAAAGGAATTACTTTTGGGTCTACAGCACATACTCCAAATCTCAACTTAGCTCCTGTTTTTGTAGGTCCACCACTCCATTTACCACAGCATATCTTACAACCACAGTACGCAGTAATTTTGAATATGTTTTTTCTATATGACATAATCTCGATTACTACCATAACTATCAATATAGTTACAATGAGTATTACAAGATTATTTTTTGCCAGCATTTGGGTTAGGTCTTCCATCTGCAAAGATTATCCCTTCTCCTAATAGCCAATCATAAAATCCCTCTGACGTAATAGACTTTGGTACAGTCTTAATTCCAAACTGCTCTTGCCCAAACTTTATACTGTTTTTTATCCATGTGGTTAAGTCTTCTTTCCCACTTACATCTACTCTACCTTTTATCTCATTTACGATTTTAACTTTGTCTAATTTATCTGGTGGAATAATTACTTGAGCACCTTTTGGCTCTTCTGAAGTTAATACTCGAATAGCTGGTTGTTCTGATTGTTCCTCTTTTAACTCTTTCACAGGCAATTCCTTTTCAGGATTTTCTAATGCATTAATCAAACTATCCAACATGTATTCATCTAATCTATCTAGCTTAGCCCTTTTAGGAAGTGTTTTCAGTAGTTTAACTAAATCATCCTTATCCTTTGAAGAAAGTCTTATAGTAAGTGATTTAATCTTTGTTACTCTTTCTTCTATTTTAGATTTAATGTCCATTATTTTATCCTCATGGTTGCACCGCCCTTGATTTTAGCCTTCTTTACCCCACCATCATCTCTTATCTCAATAGAAATATCACCCTCCCCAGCAATCCATGTATCTACTGTTCGAGTAATTACTTCCTTTAAAAGTTCTTCGAGACTTTTACTCTCTTTATTTTGAGCTTCTGCCATGATTTCTCCGTGCCCATTCTGCAATGAGTAAGCCATCAGCATCAGGAAAACCTTTAAAGTTTACATTAGGAAATAGCCTCTGCCCAATTTGTAAAGAAGCTATTTTAAGTTCAAGTTTTGCTAACCCACTAGGAAGAAGTTCTTTCTGCCACTCCTTACTATCTATGTATCGATAAGGTAGCCTAAGTTGTTCAATAACAATCAATGTAGCCTCTAATGCCCTAATTGCTGATATAGTCGCCTTAAACATCCCAGGATTTACAAAAGGTCTTTCAATATAAACAAAAGCCTGATTTACAGAATAATTAGCTAGTAATTCAGACAACACAATACCATCAATACGATTTAACCACTGTTTGGTCTTTGTATAGTTTAACTCTTTTTTAACGGGCGTATGGACATAATTAACTACATTACCATCGTCAGCAATCATACCTATAGTACCACTCACTCCATTATCTATGCCAATAAATACCATTTTACTCCTCTCCCTCTAGAATTTTACTTGCTTCATAATCCGCTGTAAACAACGCAACCACTAACGGATTTTTACTTGCTTCCCTAAAAGCATAACCACTTGGGTAGTTAAAATGTATCCCTGCGTCAAACGCTACCATATGCCAACGAATAGCTAATTGCTCATCAATTGTTAAATGTATAAAATTTTGAGCTAAAATTACCGATTTTTCTCCATGACCTAAAGGAAACTGGTCTTTAACTTCCCAAATCTCCTTTTCACTCCACTTACCATTTTCTTTAACATTTCTTTTTCCTCTAACATAATAATTCGTTTTGCATAAATCGTGTAGTAAACCACAAATCACGATAGAATCTTCAGGAGTACCAAGAGAATACCTCTTTACTTTTTCAGTAAGTAAATCGTATACATTGAGACTATGTTTAGCTAAACCGCCTTCGCAAGCTAAATGAAATTGCGTACTGCAAGGAGCAGTAAAAAAATCACTCTCCTTTAAGTAAGTTATAAGAGCTGGCATACCTTCTCGCTTTACCAGACCTAACAAATTTAGAATATCTTCCTTAACTTCCATTTAATTCTCCTTACTGGTTCAGCTGCGAAATTCCATTACGCTTAACTACGGTCCAGATTTTATTCGTATACGACCCTAAATCTGTTGAATGGTCTATTACTACTACTGCTTTAGTTTTTCCTTCATTGTATAATAGATTAGCCACTGTTTCAAAACCTGAGGCGTCTAATCCACCTAGTACTTCATCTAAAACCATAATACCTAAAAGACTAGTTTTTAATCCAAACATCGATGTAATCCAATAGTTCAGTCCAAAGATTAAACTTATATCAACTCTTCTCTTTTCTCCGCCTGATAGGCTTTCATACTTAACAACTTGAGTATCTAATAGAACATCTATACCTATTTTATTTCGTTCTTCACCAGATTTTGTAGTTTTAGTAGGTCTTACAATTACACTCATGTTTCCACTACTAATAGATGACAAGCATTGGTTTACAAAAGAGTTGATTTCATTACAGAATTTATCCAGAAGTACAGAACGAATACCTTTAGTTGAAAATGCTATCCTCCAAAAGTCTAATATTTCAAGACTACGATTTACTACCTTGATTTTCCAGTTAGCTTCTTTTATCGCAGTTTCTATACCCGTATAATCAGACATACACTGCTCTATCTTATCCTTCAGTACCCGCAGTCTCTTTTGATTCCCTTCAATCTGAGTTATGTACATATTCAAAGCTACTGTAGTCTTAGTGAGTTGTTCTTTTTCATCAGCCAACTTTTTTGAACTCGCCCTAATCATATTTATAGAATTTGTAGCAATGATTTTCTTTGATACAAACTCGGCACCCTTCTTATTGATATCATCTATCTTACTGGTAATATCTGCTGTTTGTTTATCTAACTCTACTATTTCACGAACACAATCAGTTATCTTACCCTCTTTTTCTAAAATGAATACATCAGCACTTTGCTGGGTGATAACAGCACCGCATTTATCGCATTTTTCGCCATATCGTAAAGTATTAAGCTGTTCAATCTCTTTGTTCAATACTGGTACTTGATTTTTAAGACTTTTTGTCTTGAATGATAATTCCGATTGTGCATGCTCTAAATCTCTGCGCTCTTCATCAATAACTTCTAGTTTTTCTTCCATTCTATCTAGAACATTATGATATTCTAACTCTTCATCAGCAAGCTTTTTTTCTTCAGCAGCATAGTCTTTATCAATTCCCTCAACTTTGCGTAACTCACCCACTCTATCTACATCACTATCTATTTTATCTTCTAACTCTTTAATTTGATTAGTAGTCATATCAAAACTATTTCTATTTACAGCCATTTCTCTATCTAAACTTACAAGCTCGGTTTGATTCTTCGCTATATCATTCTCAAAAGATTTTACTTTAGCACACACCTTTTCATATAAATCATCGTAGGCTTCAAAGCCTAACAAATCAGTTATCATGCTTGTTTTTTCTGTATCCGACAATCCTGTAAGCATCAATAGATTTTCTTGACTGAAGTAGCAGGAGGCTTGAAATACTAGTTTAGTAAATCCTAAAATCTGCCTTTCTAAAGTCTCCTGCCTGTCTGCTTGCCGTGCTCCTTGTGTAATATTTTCTTCATCAGGAAGTATTATTTCTAAACCATTCTTTCTACTCCTCTTAATCAGATACATACCTTTTTTATCTACTAAGGTAAGAGTAACACAGCAATCTTTTTGCCCCCTTCTAATTACATCATCTCCAGTAAGACCTTTAGTAGTTTCTCCAAACAAGCACCACAAGATAGATTCGCCTGCAATCGTACTTTTTCCACTGCCATTGCTACTAAATCCTTCGCTGTCACCAGTGATTAAAGTAAAACCATCTTCTACTTTATACTTAACTTGCCCGACAGATATGAAGTCTTTTATCTCTACTTCAACTAATCTACCTTTGAAAACATCTCGAGTAAGTACGAGCTTCTCTGAGATTATCTCTTTAATCATTTCCAAGTAGGTAGTATCTTTACCATTTAATTTTAACCATTCATTCAAAATACTATTGAAATCACTTGTCTTTATCCTCTCCTCAAAAAACTCTGGGATTACTACTGAGACAACATTCTCTCCCTCAACTTTTTCCTTACTATGTAGTACTCTGTAATAATTTCCATCATTTGGAACAACTTGGGCTGGATGAGCAACAGTTATAAATTCAGGATAATCTAGTTTGATAAACTCTACTTCTTTTGTATCAAAATCTACAATATAGAATCCTCTATCTCCAACATCACCAAAATTTAGATGATATGGAGAACCAATTACATAGCAGTTTTCTCCAAGTTGTTGCCTCTGATGTATGTGCCCAAAGAATACTAAATCATTGTTTTTTGCTAGGGTTTTCCAATCAACACCTTCATCAAAAGTGTAATTTCCAGTTAAAGCCCCAAGCGGAGTTTTATGTAAGATTACTGCTTTATATCCCTTTATAGCATCATAATCAACAGCATCGTAGTAGTTGACTATTTTAATTCCCTTGTAGGACTCAAGGGGCTCGTATGAAAAAGTTCTTATGATATTAGTAATCAGGTTAGCAGATTTCGGATTGATTCTAATCGGGGTATCATGATTTCCATCAGCAGAAAGCAAAGGAGCTTTCATTTCTTCAACTATGGACTTCGCTACATTTAAGGCTTCATTTTGTGAGTATCCTACTGAATGTATCCAATCACCAGCATGAGCAAAGAAGTCTACTTTTCGCTCATTAGCAATACGGACTGCTTGGAGAACAGTAGTTTTCTGCTCAAGTAGTCGTTTTGAAATTCCATTTTTGGCAATTGATTCTTCTGAACCCTGAAATGTCTTCCAGTTGAAGAAGTGTGTGTCTGTAAGAAGTGCACCTTTCACTTAAGCTCCTGGTCTATATTATGCATTTACTAATTCTTGCTTTACTACGTCTTTTATTAGCTTTACTTTTCCATAAAACAAGTTATGTGCCATGTTAAAGTATTTGATTTCTTTGATTTTCTGCCAACGCATCTCTTCTTTTACCCGCAAAAGAAATATCTCAGATGCTGTCAAATCAAACTGCATTAACATCTGAGATACATGTTCTGTAAGGTCTGTAAAGAAAATCAAATCAAAAGGTCTAACACAGATTATATTATCTAAATCTACTTCACCATCTTCACCAACTCTTAAGTTTATCTTCCTACGTTCCCAAAGATTGTTATGATAATTAACTAGCCTACGAAATAAAACTTTTTTGAAGTAATTTTCTCTGTAAGCTAAATCTTGAATTTTACTTGTGACTTCCCATTCTACTATTAATGCTTCTTGTTGACTTTCTTCTATTGGAATGTTATTTTGGTAGGATAGTTTACTTATCAGCCCTCTCCACTTGTAGGATAGTGGGAATTCGCGGGGATAAATTCTTGAACTCATTAACTACTCCTGTAATTTATAAAGATGGGGATGAATACTCTTTTATTGTAAAGTAAAAATTAAAAAAATCAAGATATTTTTTTTTAATATCAGTAAAAACTACGATATGTTTTCTTAATATATTTTATTAACCGACTAAACTACGGTGAGCTTCAATAAATTCTGGGAATTTACTCGCTCTAAATTTTTCTTCCCCAAAAATATAGTAGCCAGCTGTCCCTTTTTTAATAACTCCATTACTTACAAGAACATTTAGCAACCCGCTATTCACATCAACACCTCTATCGAAGTAAATCTCTAAAGATGCACGTTTAAACGGAGCTGCAACTTTATTCTTTGTTACATAGACATTGCACTCAATGCCTATTATGTTAGCATTTTCACCCCCTTCAATTTCACCTTCTAACTTCTGCTCAAGTTTTTTACCTTTAGATAGTTCCAAACGAACAGAAGCCTGAAACGGGACCCCAGAGCCACCAGGAGTAGTAGTCTGAGGTCCGTATAGCACCCCCATCTTTGCTATTACGTGATTACTTATCATATGCAGAATTTTACCTTGCCTCATCGTAAAAGAAGACATACGCAATCCTGCACGAATTTGTTTAGCCTTTATCATATCAGGCCTTTCAAACTTCACTTCTTGCTCATGCCTAGTTGACAGTAAAGCCAAACTATCTAATGCTACCACAATTGGACATTCAGGTGTGGTGTCTAGAATAGCATTTACAATAGATTTTTTCTTTTTACCCGCTGAGTCTTTATACCCAAGAAATACCTTTTCAAAATGCTCTTCAACTGTTAGTGAATTCAATCGAATCAGTTCATCGTTATTGATTCCGATTTTATCCCCAAACTCTTTCATGTAAGCATCTTCTGTGTCATCTAGGATAGCAATACCACCTAGTTTTTGAACGTTGGCAAGCACATGATACATCAATAAAGACTTGCCAGTAGAAGGGTCACCAAATATATCAACAACCCTCCCAAGTGGCAGGCCTTTATTGAAATCGCCAGATATAATATGATTCAAAGCATAATTGCCCGTACTTACCCAAGAATCAACATGAGTTTTTTGACCTGTTTCTACTCCTTCGGTACTTCGAACAATTTCATCAATTATATCTTTTATAGGCATTTTATAGCTCCAAGAATTTTTTGCGGCAATCGTCTTTAACGCCACATTTTACACACTTATCAGCTTTCGGGCCATATTCCTCACCAAAGCAGGCAGGTTTTTCTCCAGCTGGTTTCGGCGGTTTTTTCTCTTCAACTACAGGCTCTTGGGCTGTATGAGAAGTTTCTTCTTTTGTTACGCTTTTCTTTTCTTCTACCTCTTCGCCTTCGAGGATAGCTTTTAACTCCTCATATGTTTTAGGAACAGGAACTTGTTTTTTCAATGCAGCAATAAGTTCCTTGTAGTTCTTCGGTAATTTTTCCCTAATCGAAGTCATGTCAGGGTCAGGTGTTACACTATACTCAACATACCCGCTCGAAGTTTCCTTTGCAGCAGTTTTAGTAATCGTAAAATTTCTACCCTTATCTAAATCAAGTAAATCTCCCCATTTCGTATTAGCAAGAAATGTTATGATATACTCATAGATTTTCGGGCCTACCTCTAAAACTTGAACTCCTTTATCAACAGCATTTAAGTCAAGTACGTTGAAGATAAATCGTGTCTTTGCACGTAAGCTACTTGCCATCTCTTTATCTTCAGGAGTATTGTTTTTGTAAAGCTTGTACACAGCTTCGCAGATAGGGCATTTATGAGCTTTACCATTAGACTTTGGGCAAACTTCTGCTTTTCTATCACCCTCAACTCCAAGATTGAAATGGGTTAGATATTCGAAAGAAATGTAATCAATATCTCCGCTGAAATATTCAATTGAAGGTGGAAGTATGCGAAGATAGTTATCCCCATCTTGTAGATTGAATCTATCGGTCCTCTCCGATGTCTTTTTATCAAACTTTTCTTTTAACTTACTTACATCAATAGCCATTTCTTCATCCTCCTTTAGCTGTTATTCTCTTTAACTTTTGTTAAATTAACCCCAAAATCCCCTAAAACCATTTCTTGCCTTTTCGTTGACCCTAGCTGAATTAACATATCTTTTCTCTGGTCTAACGCACGCACAATAGCTTTTAAAATTCCTAATTGCCTCCCTCCGTCAATTAACTCTTCTGTTAAAGCCATTATTTTACCGTCCGTAATTATCGCAGCTTCGACCATTGACTCTGTAATCTTTTTACCTTCGGCAGCCAACTCTGCTCTCTTTATAGAATCTAACTTAGCTCTTGTTACGGATAAGTCAAACTTTATCCTCTCAACTTGAGCTGCTGCAATTTCAGAAAGAGCAGCAAACCAAGCATATACACTAGGTTGTTTTGTAAACTCATCAGTAAGAGCAGCTTCGTTTATTTTAACAACATCATGTATGTTTCCTTTAAAGACTTTATCAGTAACCTTCAAATCTAATTCCATTCCGTAATCCATTTTTATACCCCCTATTATATACTAGTAAATAGAATGACTTTTCTTTTAAAATAGTTCATTTATTTTTGTAATTCGCCCCAATTGTATCCTGAAGCATAATCGAACAGCATAGGTACTTTCAGCCATGAGAACTGTTTTGGAATCTCTTCCTTGCTAATTAGACTTATTAAGTCTGTAACTGTCTGTACTTCAGCTTCTTGACATTCTAAAACTATGCTGTCATGGACAGTTACAATTATGTCAGCATGTAGATTATGCTTTTTGATTAACTCTTGTAACTTCACCATCGTAAATAAGATTATATCACTTGAACCTCCTTGAACTGGATAATTAATTCCTTTTCGTATTATTTCACTTGGAATCTCCCTAAGCCCTATCGTATTCGGAAATCTAGCAAATCGACCATCTGGATACTCTACAAAGCCATTTTTTCTTATACTATCTTCTACTCTGCGATACCAAGACAATAAGTCAGGATATGATTCAAAATATCTTCTTCGAAACTTGTTACATTCCTCTAAACTTAACTTAAGCCCATAAGTAGATTCTGCATAACCTTTAAAGCCTTCAGCAGATGAACCATATAAGAAACCAAAATTGACGCCTTTAGCTTTTTGCCTATCGTCAGCAGTTACTTTACTGATATCTTTATTCAATACCTTGGAAGCCGTCAAGCTATGTATATCTGCACCTTCATTATAGGCCTTTATCATATTGCGCTCATTAGCAATGGAACCACCTACTCTTAACTCAGCTTGACTAGCATCTACGTTGATTATTTTGAATCCAGGCTTAGCAATAAACATTTTCTTAATATCTTTGTTTCTAGGAATGTTTTGCATATTCGGATTCGATGACGATAACCTCCCACTCCTAGTTCCAGTAATATGAAAACCCCCATGTATCCTACCATCAGATTTTACCAATTCAGGAATATTTTTAATGTAAGTAGAAAGCAACTTTTCGAAGCTTCGTAACCGTAGAAGATACTTAGCAAACGAATTACCCTTTTCAGCTAGTTTTTCTAATACCTCGCTATCTACACTCCTTTGCCCAGTTTTCGTTTGTTTCTCAGAAGTGTATTTTAACGTATTGAAGAGTAATACGCCCAATTGCTTTGGAGAATTCAAATCTACATTTATCGCCTCAGGAAACTCTTTATGTATTGTCTCCATGATTGAATCGATTTTATTTTTGTATATCTTTGTCAGTTTTTCCAAGTAAGGAACATCTACTAAAATACCTATGAGTTCCATGTCTGAGATAACTTTACACATTGGTATTAAAATCTCTTCGTACAATTTGAATAACTTTCTAACTTTATGTAACTCTACACTAAACAGATTATACAATCGTAATGTATTATCAGCGTCGGCACAGTTGTAGATACCTAGCTCATCAAGATTTTTACTAAAACTTGTATCGTATCCATCTAGAAATTCAGAAGCTAAGATTTTAAGTGAATATGAATGTTTGTTTTCGTCTAGTAAGTATGCCATAACCATTGTGTCATGTATCTTACCATGAACCTTGTAACCAAACTTCTTTAGAAATTTCAAATCAAAAGCGCAGTTATGAAATACTTTCGGAATATGAGACCTTAAAATCTTTTCTACTACTTTATGAGCTTTCTCTCTAAACTCTATATTCTCACTTTCAGGGTGGTCTAAAGGAATACAAACTGCCTTTTTCTGGTCGTACCCAAAAGCTATTGTCCAGATTTTAGCGTCTTCTTTTAACGGGTCTAGTGTTCCGTTAGTTTCTATATCTACTGAAATAATTTCGCTCAAAAGTATCTCTTCTAAACATTTATCAAAATCAGCTACAGTTTTAAGTATCGTATACTCTTTTTTAGTACTTAAACTCCCATTCATAAACGATTTTGCTTTCTCTAAATCTTTCTTCAGAAGTATAGTAGAACTTGGATTTCTTAAACAGTATGCTGGATGAAAAACAGGTAAATAAGTAGTACCATTTTTTGATTGTAAGCCTCCCCTTTTCTCAGTTATTTTATCACCAGGAAAGAAAGCATTAAGAGCAACAGACCCAGCTAAGATAACTAATTTCGGCTTAATATTCTCAACAATAGGATGTAAGAATAACTTAGGACAATTATCTAAAGCATCTTTTTGAGGCATCTCGTTGTTAGGAGGATGGCAAGATACTGTATTTACATAAGATATCTCTGTATCATTGAACCCTGCTTCACGCAATGTTTTTCTAAGGAGTTGACCACTTTGACCTTGAAATGGGCTACCAGCTGTAGCCTCTACTTGCCCTGGAGCTTCTCCTATTATCATTACATTCGAAGTCACAATAAATGATTTCACAAATGTTCTATCCTTGTAGCAACACTTCTGGCAAGCTGCCTTCTTAGCTGTGTTATCTACAGAAATTTTTATGCAATCAGATATATTCATTTAGAAGTCAAATACTGATGATTGTTTTTTATAGTTCATCGTAGGTGGATTTTCATTGCAATACTTTTCTAGATTTAAGTAAGCAAGTATACATATGTTTACTCTTAACTCGGAGCTTTTTGCTATAGCTTCAAACGTATACTCAGGACCAAGAGATTCGAGATACTGCTCAATCCTATGCTCAAGTTCTATCGGAAACTTTTTCTTACTTCTCTCCGAACATTTTATCAACTGTAATTTTGCCCCAAACAATGGTGGGTAAAATACACAAATAAAACCATAAGCAGCTGTAAGTGCATATGATATTGAGTCTACAGAATACCAAGGAATTTTCTGGACTAGTTCATAGGAAGTAACTCCAAATCCATGAGTTTTTACCTCTTTTTCAGGAATGTATTTGAACACATGCTCGAGCCATCTTAGCCGCACTGGCGATAAGTTATCAGGAGAAATTCCTATATACTTACAACCATTATCAAGCATTCTTTGTAATACCCAAAGTGGTTCGTATTGGTGATATACATGAATTAAATTCTCTACACCTTGTTGCTTAAACCATAGATAATTTTTCCAGCCTTCCTCAGCTGCCTCAACTCTTTCTAAAGCAGTAGGCTTTCGAGTTTTTGTCCCAGGAATTATATCTAGACCTACAAAGTGTACTTCTTTAACTAGAGGTTCAAGTAAACTTTTTATCTCTCGTATTCGTGGTAGTAGTGCCTCTTTAGTCATCGTCTTTCCTGAACTCCAAACACTGAAGGCACCACTATCTATCATCACGAATAATTCTTTAGGTCTTTTTATTGCTAATCGCTCTAGGCATTCAATCTGGTTTTTATCAATCTGAGTACCTAAAAGATTAATTACAGGATTGTTTGGTAGCGTACAGTATCGTTCGTAGCTTGCTGGCGCCCCAAAGATTAATTTCATTTTTTACCTCTCTCCACTACAGGATGTATAGCAATTCCGCCTCTCGGGTAAAACTCACCTGTAACTTTAATATATCTTGGGGCAATTGCTTTTACAATATCGTCCGCAATTCTATTTGTGCAAGCTTCATGAAACTCACCAAAATTCCTAAAAGCAAAAAGGTATAGTTTAAGAGATTTTGATTCTACACACTTCTTATCTGGAATGTATTCAATCTCAATCTTAGCATAATCTGGTTGGCCAGTTTTTGGGCATAACGATGTAAATTCTGGGCAATGTATAAAAATGCTATACGGTTTTTCTGATGGTGATTCAAACCAATCTAGCATCTCCCAAGTCGGTTTATCATATTTGTAATCTGTAGTTTTTCCTAGCGTTCTAATCTTATCCACGTGACCCTCCTTTTATTTGAGTTTTAACTGTTGCTTAGCTAACATTATACTTTCATTTCTTTCGTTACAAGTTCCACAAAGATTACATGGTTTTTCGCCCCCTTCATAACAACTCCATGTATCTTTATCATAATCAATTCCTAAATACAATCCTATTCTTGCAATATCAGTTTTTGTTATATCACAAAATGGTGAAAAGATACTAATCTTATTATATGTTCCAAGTTGACTTGCTTCATTCATTGCATCTATAAATTCCCTACGACAATCGGGATATATACTCCTATCTCCTTTGTGATTCCCAATCGCAACATACTTGTAATTTAGATTTTCAGCATAACCGACAGCAATAGATAGCATAATAGCATTTCTATTTGGGACAACAGTAATTTTCATGCTTTCATCTTCATAATGCCCATGAGGTACTTGAGCATCACCTGTAAGAGCTGAATTA